ACGTTGCCATGACAGTAATCTATAAAGCCATCAAGACCCAACACTTGTTTTATGTAGTCGATACACTCTATACCATCGTCTGCATGGTTATAATGAAAAGGTCTATCAACTGGATTAAATTTAGAACTCATCTCTTTCCTTCCTGCTAAGTCTATTATATCTGATATAGAGTATTTCTCGCACTCTCCACAATGACCATCATCATCTAAAAGAAAGCCGCAGTTTTTACACTTCATATCAACTCCTAACTTACCTCAACGGTATGTCTACTATTTTCTATCACGTAGTCTAGGGGAAGTATAGTAACCAAGTCACCTCTTCCTGGTCTAGTAAGAAGACCAAACTCTCCTTTAAAATAATCGGTGCATCTCTTTCTTAGATCATCTATTATATCAGAAGGATCTAGTAAGTAGAAAGCTTCTTTGGCTCGTACCGCAACGAATCTGTCTACTCCGTTTGGTACTCCCCATCCCTTAGTAGGTTTCCAGTCGGGAGGACGTTTGACTGTACGTAACTCCCACCAGATTGTGTAGTCTACTGGTCCTCTTCTTTCAAATCGTTTAGCTGCTTTAACGTCAACCTTACCAAACTCTTTGTCCAAAACATCCCAGTGTTCAAAGATGTCTTCATCCCTTGTAGCATGTCTAACAAAGTTATTTCCACGTAACTTTATAAATTCTTTTTCTGCTACTGTTCCCTCTCTAATTGAGGAAGCATTTCTTTTCGCCATTGGCTACGCCCCTATGTCTACCACCTCGCAGACATCACCAGTGCAAGCAAATGTTTGACTCGAACTAGTAGTGTCCTCTTTTTCATACTCGCTGAGTCTAGACCAGTCAATACTTTTTGGCATAGTGGCTAAAATACTTTTATATTCTTCTTTATCTATCTCCTGATACGGAGCTTGTTGATAAGTGTGTTCGTTGTAAGGTAGGAAAGACACACCAGACATTTCATCAAAGTGTTCATACACAAATGTTCCAACCTCAAACCACTCATCCTTCTTGACGTTAATAGTTACAGATGGTTTGTGTTCACACCAATGACGTTGATACATTAACCACATATCAAGTTGATCAACAGCAGATAGATCGGATGTAACCACAGCCTTGTTAGGAGCTTTTACAGGAAAAGAAAATACTGTTGTCTGATCTGGTTTAAACACATCAGGCTCACTAGGAATACCCTGATCCTTCATGAAGGTGGTAAGAGGGTCTTTGTTATCTCCTCTAACGGTTCTAATGTAATAAGGTGAATGACGTGCATGGATACCAGAGGCAGAGTCAACCAACTGTGAGACTGTACCTGATGGTTTGACGCAGGTGATAGATGCTGACTGTGGAATACCAAGACGATCAGCCCACTCAGCGTTAGTAACAACAGCAACATTACGTAGATTTTCAAGTGTTTTATCCAGTCCTTTATTTTTTGTAGTCATTAGTGGGTTGTCCATTATCCCTGTGAGTGACACACCCAACAGACGCTCTTCTTCTGTATTCGTTGTCCACACCTTCCGCAAGTATGGAAATTTGGTGTATGTTGATTGTATCGTACCCAGAATAGTAGCAAGTCTAACTTTTCTAGCAATATCATCCACGTTATCTGTAGCCCTAATAACAACTTCTGTAAGGTTGCAGAATTGATACGGTCTAAGAATAATCTCAGAACATGGGTTAGTTCCAAAGTCATAGTCAGCAGCACGTCTGCCATTCTTTGCAGCTTGTTTCTTAGCTGCTTCCCGATTGAAGATACCACGTTCACCACTCCCTGATTCGACTAGTGCCATCCACTCACGCATGAAAGATAGACTGTCTGGTTTCTCTGTGTACGACACACTGTTGTTAGCCAAGGCACGTTGGGGTTCGTTATCCCACCAGTTACCAGACTTAGCGTGACGCATACGA